CACAAGATGAACAAGTACTTAACATATAACCACTTAGTAGAACCAGTAAAAAATTAAAAACTCACTGAAAGACTATTATGAGACAGTTAGCAACAATTCGCAAGATCACTGAAATTAAACCTATCCCTGATGCTGACCAAATATGCGCGTACCGTGTGGGTGGGTGGTGGGTGGTTGATTCCCTTGGAAAATATGAAGTAGGCGACCTAGCAGTCTATTGTGAAATTGATTCATGGATTCCGCATGCGCTAGCACCATTCCTCAGCAAAGGCAACGAGCCGCGAGTGTATGACGGTATTGCAGGCGAACGCTTGCGTACTATTAGACTGCGTGGACAACTATCGCAAGGATTGTTGCTGCCAGCAAACATCGGCGGTATTTGTGTTCTTGGTCTTGAAGTAGGAATGGATGTTTCTGCTATCCTTAGTATCACCAAGTATGAAGCTCCTATTCCTGCATGTCTTGCTGGTGAAGTTAAAGGTATGTTTCCAAGTTGGCTTCAAAAGACTGATCAAGAACGTATTCAGAATCTAAAGGAAGAAATTGCATACTGGGCTAAAGAACAGCATGCTTGGGAAATTACTGAAAAGCTAGACGGTGCGTCAATGACAGCTTACTTGCGTGATGGAGAGTTTGGAGTTTGTTCACGTAATCTTGATCTCAAGCCAAGCGAAACTAACAGCCTGTGGAAAGTTGCAGTTGCCAATGATCTAGAATTAAAACTTCGTCGTGCTAATCGTAATATTGCATTGCAAGGTGAACTGATTGGAGAAGGTATTCAAGGTAATCCATATAAGAGCAAAGGACAAGATTTTTTCTTGTTTGACATCTACAATATTGATACCAACAAGTACTTTACTCCTGCAGAACGAAAAGCATTCGTTGATGAGTTTGATATTAAACATGTGCCTGTTCTTGGAACCCTCACAATGGATGAGTCAACTACCATTGCTGATCTGCTAATGTCTGCAGAAGGTAAGTCAGTTATGGGAATGGTTGGTTGTGAACGAGAAGGACTTGTGTTTAAGATTCTAGATATGCAATGTTCGTTCAAAGCAATTTCTAATAAGTTCTTATTGAAAGGCGGTAATTAATATGGACAAAGTAATTAGAGACGGAAAAGTTGCTGTACTATACAGTCCAGGGTTCGGCGCTGGTTGGAGCTCTTGGGGCCACGGCGACTATGGCAACAAAGCGCTGTTTGATCCTATGGTAGTACAGTGTGTTGAAACAGGAGACTTTGATAAGTTGAACACTTACATGACTCTTTGGTATCCAGATATGTACACAGGCGGCATGGACAGTTTGGAAATTGCTTGGCTTCCAGAAGGTACATTGTTCCGTATAAATGAATATGATGGTAGTGAAAGTATTGAAGTAAAAGAAGAAATGGATTGGATGATAGCATGATGTATATTAATAAACGAGATGTAGAAAAGATTTTAGAAGTTATGAACAAGTTTCCAAATGCAGAATCTTTTGCGCTAGCACATGAAGCTAGTTCAGGTATTGGTAGTGTAATTACCCTTACTATTCGAACGCAAGTAAATGAGTTAGACGGTGAGTTTAGTGTAGAAATTGCAGGCGTGGAGAATTGGTAATGAAAATTAAATTTGATAAACAAACAATGCCCGATGCACTGTACAACGCATTACTACAGCACTTTGTAAATGAAGCAGTTGGGCTTGGTGTTGAAGTTAACAAGTTTACTCAATTCAACGATTGGGTAGTTGAGTGCAAAGTAGATGCAAAAGCATCAGTACATTAAATAGGTTGACAAAAGCCTATAATATGTTATAATGTATGTATAAACAAAAAGAGGCTCACAATGTCAGATATTTGGGTAATCAGCGATACACACTTTAATCACGCAGGTATCTTAAATTTTAAAGATGCAGATGGTGCTCCAACTCGTGGCGACCGTTTTACGGACGTTACAGATATGGACGAGCAAATGATTGCCAACTGGAACAGTGTTGTTAAGCCTGGTGACAAAGTCTACCACTTGGGCGATGTGTTGTTTGGAATGGACAAGCCAGCGTGGTTGGATGCTAACTTCAACAGATTGAACGGTAAGAAACGTTTGGTTGTTGGTAACCACGACAACATCAAATTGTTGGGCAACTACTTCAGCGAAGTGATGATGTGGAGAATGTTCCCAGAGTTTGGGTTGTTGTTAACCCACGTACCTGTACACAACAGCACGTTGGGTGAAAGCCACAGATTTGGTGAAGGCAGTATGTTAAATGTACACGGACATATTCACCAAAATCCTCCACCGTCGCCTAGCCACAGATGCGTAAGTGTAGAGCAAATCAACTACACACCTATCAATATTGAGGAGTTAAGAATTGATAGAACATAGGCTGTATGACATTGAAAAATGGGAACAGGGCAAGATTGTAGAACAAAAGATCTTGCTCTGTACTCCTAAGTGTGCTACAATATATGCATTACAAGGGCACGAAGTTTTTGACTTTCACCAATCACTAGAAATGGAACCGGAACAATTATGCGAACACAGCCACAAAGTATTATTTCATCGCTAGAGGATCATCCTAGTCGTCTTAACAAAGAAGGCATTCTTGAATCTGCAATGCAAGAAGGACTAGACGAGTTCTTTGAAGGTGTGCGTATGGCACTAGATGCTATGATCACATTCGGTGTTAAAGCAGTTCCAGAACGTTCAGATGTACTTACAGGACAGGGGCTTGATTGGCCTACATTTAAAGTACTTGCCGATCAATTGATTAACCGTGAGCTTACCGGACATGCTGCTCGTGATGCAATTGAACTTGCAATGAGTGTTGCTACCACATCACAGTGGAACGGCTTTTATCGTCGTATCCTTATCAAAGACTTGCGATGCGGTGTAAGTGAAAAGACTGTAAACAAGGTTGCTAAAGACTTCCCGCAATATGCAGTTCCTGTGTTCACTTGCCAACTTGCACACGACAGCGCCAATCACGAAAAGAAGATGACTGGTAAGAAACAGATTGAAGTTAAACTAGATGGTGTTCGAGTTATTACTATTGTCCGTGTAGACGGACGTATTAATATGTTTAGTCGCAATGGCAAAGAATTTCATAACTTTGGACACATTATTAAAGAAATTGAAACTGTAGCTAAATTTGATCCACCGCCATATGATTTGGTTTTGGACGGAGAAGTAATGAGTGCTAACTTCCAAGACCTAATGAAACAGGTACATCGCAAGGACAATGTAACAGCAAGCGATGCTGTACTACATTTGTTTGACTGTGTTCCGTTGAATGAATTCCAAAAAGGTGTATGGAATAAGCCACAGAATGTCCGTAGTCAACTTGTAGTACATTGGGTTGCAAAACACCAGGCGTTCTTACAGCACGTACAAGCGCTTGAGTGGGAAGATGTTGACTTAGACACTGTAGAAGGTGAACAACGCTTTGTAGAGCTGAATAAAGCGGCTGTAGACGGAGGATATGAGGGTGTTATGATCAAAGATGTGGACGCAGGATATGAGTGCAAACGCAGTCATGCTTGGCTCAAAGCCAAACCATTCATTGAAGTAACATTAAGTATTACCAATTTAGAAGAAGGAACTGGACGCAATGAAGGAAGACTTGGGGCTTTTGTATGTGCTGGGCAGGATGACGGCAAGGATATACGTGTTAATGTGGGCAGTGGTTTTTCAGATGAGCAGAGATCCACTTTTTGGCATACTCGGGATTCTCTTATTGGTCAGCTTGTTGAAGTTAGGGCAGATGCTGTAACACAGAACCAAGACGGCACCTACAGTCTACGCTTTCCCAGATTTAAAACATTCCGCGGATTTGAACCTGGCGAAAAACTATGAAAGAAGTTGACAAGTTTTGCCAAAAGTACGATGCTTATGTGCGTGAAAGTAGTCGTATGCATCGCAGACTCAAACCAGTGTCATATGCTGTATGCAGTGACAGTGATCCTGAAATATTTGAAACTATGCCCATCACCGAAGTTAAATGTGTAGAAGTACACATGCCAGAGGATCGCTTCCGTGCTCTATTAGAACATGACAAATGGCTATACGACGCACGGACGAGCAACTACATTATAGGAAACGAGGCAGTCTATATTGTAGAACAGCATGATCGCGAAACTCGAATTAGACATGAAAATCCCGCGGCAAAGATTGCATACGATAAGTATCAAAATATTTTAAGATTAGTTGATAGTCATTACAGATGAAAGAACGTAAATTTATTGCATCCTGGGACTGCCTAGGATTTGAGTGCATTGTAGACTGTACTAGTTGGGAACGTAATTCTCTGCTAAACGTAATTGCAGGCAAAGAGCTAAAGCCTGCTCCGGTTAGCCTACACGCAATGACAATGAGAGCTCGATATAATCCTCAGCGTAGTCCTGAAATTTGGTCGTTTACTACAGTTGACAGTATTACTGAAATTGAACTTAAAGAAATTGCAAAAGTTGATCCTCAACAACTTGTTAATTTGATTCGAGAGCGAGGCAACTGCCTGTACAATAGGCCAAAACAGAAAGCAATAATAGAATGAAAATTTATATAGATACAGAATTTAACGAGTTCAAAGGCGAGCTTATCAGTATGGCACTGGTTGGTGAAGATGGCAACGAGTTCTACGAAGTGTTGCACTGTGCTGATCCAAAAGATTGGGTCGCTGAACATGTTATGCCGTTCCTAGAAAAAGAACCTATCGAACTAGACGTGTTTCAAACTAAACTTCAACAGTTCTTATTCCAATATCACAGCATACATTTAATCTCCGACTGGCCAGAAGATATCAAACACTTCTGTGATGCTTTGATTACAGGGCCAGGCATGTGTTTAAACTATCCTCTGATTACTATGGAGATACGCAGAGATCTAAGCAGTGCAGACAGCAAAGTTCCACACAATGCACTGCACGATGCAAGAGCTATTGCAGATCAAGAGTTAAGCAAAGTATATGAACGCTAACCTACATCAGGAGTCCATGAGAGTAGATTTCCCTCAAGGCGTGCCTGATGGGTGTACAGAATGGTTGGATCAGCATGTTGGTTCCGGCAGCTACTTTAGAAACTCAAACAGCCTAGAAATCAGCAGTGTCAACTGTGCGTGGTATTATGAGCGTAGGTTTGTGCCCTATGATAAACGGGTTGATGATAAACAGGTTCATGACACTGCTGGTGACTACATTCCCACAATCACTGTGAAAGATCCCAAGCTGGCTACTCTGTTTGCTCTACGATGGAGTGGACATGCTGTATAAAATGCCTAGCGAATTATATGCCAAAGTAACCAAACATCACTCTCTCGATGGGCTAGGAGTACATGCGGGTAGTGATTTTGATCTAGAAGATTTTGCTAAAATTATTAAGAAAACTTACGGCCTAAAAGATTTAGACCATTGT